CCACCAGTCAGTCCAAGAATCCTGTCGAGTTTTTCTTTCAACTCTTCATAAGTCTTGAATTCACTTGGTGCAATTATTTCTGATAACGAATGAGTCGAATTATTTATATCATTCAACTGATTTTCATCATCAAAAAGTGGTGCTGGTGAATCGAACTCTGATTTATCATAGTTCCAATAACCGTCAACTTTTCTGATTTTAATCTTGAAGTTGGCACCTTCTCCTCTTAAGTCAAAAGGATTGATTGCAGCCTCGTCCTCAAAAGCAGGACTGATTGCTTCCTTCAACTGTTCGAAGATTTTTTTACCGTATTTGTAAAGAAATACTTTACCTTCGTTGTCGGGATTTTTTGGGTCAGAGACAACATAAATGTTAGAAACATAATGAAGTCTACGCTTCTGTTTCCTTGCAATTTCTTTGTTGGCTTCGATTCCAGTATTCCACAACTGGGTATTGTATTCAGACACAGGGTCTTGTTTATTAAGAGTCGTTAAAGACTTCTCAATATACCAACCGCCTGGCCCTTGAAAACCGTGGTCAAAATAACTGACCCATGGCATTTCTTCACCCTCGGGGGTAGGTAGGAAACGGATTATTGCAAACCCATTACCACTCTTATCGAGTTCGGGTTTCCAAAATCTGTCATCGGAATAGGACTTTTTTTCTCCTTGAGTAGGGGAGGCAGATTCCATTGCTGCCCTTAACTTATCTAATGATGTCGACATTGTATTCTCCTATTGTATCGCATTGTATTAGCATCGTATTGCATTTTATCTAAAGTCAAAAAGTGAACTCTCACCTAATGACCACCTATCCTTACTATTTTCAAAATAAGTAAGTTCATTATATATGACTTTGTTGCATCTGTCTAGAGGGTTTCTGAAATAAACATCAACCTCTTCAAACAACTCGTCTTCAAGTAGGGATACAAACTGCATTTTTTGAATGTAGTTAACTGTATCGTCCTTATTATATTTAGTCTTGTAAAGTTCTGTACCTTCATAAACATTACTAACACTATCTATATCGGGGTCTAGTGCATCGAAACCCACTAGAGTAATCTCTTTATATCCATTGTAAGCTGCATATCCTAATGCACTAATTCCACAAAAGGTGTTCTTGAGCTTTGGAAAATTATACATAATAATGTTCTCATTAGCCCCCACTGGATAAGCAGTAAAGTAAACCTCATCTCCTTCCCCTTGTAATACAAAATGAGTGTCGTCCTCAGAACGATTTTCTATTATTTTCACGGGCATGGTCGAATGCATGAACTTCAAGTCTTCATACAATTCAATCTCCATAGGATTCCAATCTCCTACTGCAACTCTTCCCTTTTCTAAACACCCGTCCACCACGGCTTGGTGTTGCATAGGTATGTCATGTACAAATAATAAATCGGGTGTATAGTCTCTGTATATTCCATTACAACCCCACCACTCGCACCCGTACGCGTGTAGTTTCTCCATATCGAAGTCTAATCTACTTGGGCCATTACCGATTATGTAGAGCATAGTTCTATTAGTTTAGTTTTGTATTCTTGTTGTGGGTAAGATAAGAAAGCTTTGTATTTGTTTATCTTGTTATGTACATCAGGATATACAACCTTCTCTTGTATTAGTCTCTCCCAGTCTTTTGTGAATCCGATTATCTCGTCCATGATACAAAGTGTCTCTAAACTTATCTCACTTCCTAGATATGCTTTTAATAGTCTAGGGTGTTGTCCTTTGTTTACCTTTAACAGTGTATCAATCTTATACTTCCTAACTTGGTCTGATACTTCTGTCTCAAACATGTAAGTTAGTTTTTGTTGTCTCTTCTTCCAGTCTCTATATCTTCCGTCACATTCGTTCTCTAAAAGTTCACCAGCCCAAAGGTCATAAACAGATAGATTTGCAATATAGAAATCTTGTAAATTGTTCTTATACTTTTTGTATAGTTTACCAAAATGATATTTGTCTTTTCGTTTGATAAAGGAATTGATATCTGCCTTTACCTTCCCGTTGTATCTGACAAAGTTATAGTCCTTAGAATAGAAGTGTAGCTTTATACCAAGATAAAGTGTGTATGCATCATATCCTTCACGACTTGTCATTACTTCACTAACTGAATGTTAGTGGTGGCTTCAACCCATGCTTTGCATACTTGTTCGTTAGTTGGGATAACATAAACCACATTTAGGAATTTAACTTGTTCGGGATTCTCTTTACCCGTCACTGCTACACCATGGGCAAAACCCATACCCTTTTCTGTTTGAACAACCATTCGTGGTTTTTTAAGAACCACAGTTGCATCTTCGAATGATTCGAGTTCACCAACATACTCTCCACTAATTGTCACTACTGTGACTGTATCACCTACTTGCATTATTTTTTCTCCGTAAAGAAACCAATCAAAGTTGATTGACTTCGTGTATGTCTATTAATCATGTTGAGTTGTTCTGCTTCAGCTTGCAACTTTTCCTTGAGTGGTGCAGAGATTAATCTCTTTGCACTCTCGGGTTCAACCTTATTAAGTTCACATACTTTTATTATTGCTGACATTATGTCTGTATTACCTTTTCCTCTGGCAACCAATTTTTCGACTTGTTCACTAAATTCTTTTCTTGTTATCATTTCAAATTCCATACAAATTTTCGTATTGTTTTCTCAAAGAGTATAACTCTTCAACATAATCTTTTGGGTCACATACGAATACTTGAAAAGAGTTTGCACCTTCTACTGCTACAAGAGCCATGCATTCTTCTATCTCATGTCCTGTTAGTTCTTCAACCATGATTGCATATGCAGTCATTTGTAAGAACCAAGGTTCTGCCATGTGAGCCTCCTTCATCTTTGCACTTGATTTGAAATCAATGATTGCAAGATTACCCTCAAACATACCGACACAATCTACTCGTCCTGCCATTTTAAGATTAGTAGAATACATAGGAGCCTCTAATGCAAGAGGAACTATCTCGTCCAGTATTGGTCTTATAGCACGAAACATTCCTTCTTGTAGAATGTTCTCAAACTCTATGAACTCTTTTTCTTTCCTAAGATAGTCTTCGACATGTTGGTGAAATTGAGTTCCTCTTCGTGCAGCCATAGTAGAGACTTTGTTTGCAGTTTCTTCACCAACTCGTTCTCTCCATAGTTTGATTTGTTCTTTAGTCTTCAAACCACATACAGTTGTGACACTTGGATATGCATTACCTTCTGTATCAATGTAATGTCTTTTACCGTCTCTTGTCTCTGTCTTTAAATCTAGATTTTCCAACTCGGGAATATCTAGTAATGTGGTTCTCACTTTAGTCATAATTATATTTTACTTCTTTTTGGATTGTATGTCCATATGCTTTTTGATTGTCTGCACAGACTTCTCTCTTTTGATATCTTTACTTCCATGTCTTTCATGAACTTCTGAGCCTGGGTGTGCGTCTCCAATCTTATTCAATACATCTTTGAACCCACCGTCAACCTTTACACGGTCACCGTGTCCACCTACAATCTTAGGTGCAGATATTAATTGTGATAGGTGAGGATTATTTTTCTTGAACTCGTCAAGGTCTTTATATGACATTGTATATTCTTTAATGTCACCAGTCTCTTTATTTAAGAAATCGTAATTAGGCATTAAGAAACATATCCTGCGTGTGCTTGAAATTGCATAAATTCGGGAACGGGTCTATCCGTCCATACTGCAAATCTACTCTTGTAAACTTGATAGTATTTATGATACGCTTCAAGACTTGATTCTGTTTTGACATCGTCAGGCATAGCTTGTGGTGGTTCTCTCCACTCACCTAGTTCCATGTTTCTAGGAATCTCATTTAATATCTCTCTGAGTTTAGAATCAGTCATGTGTACTTTACCATATCTGAATGTGTACTCGTCACATAATGCAACAAACATATCATACATAAATTGATATTGGATTGCATTTTCTCTTACCCATTTTGCACTGGGGTGATTTATGTGAGAAGCTTTGTACAAGACTCCTTCCATATTTGAGTTAGGGTGTTTCCACCTTTTGATTCTACGACCACCTAATGTTTGACTAATGTATTCTGTACCGTCTAACATTCTATGTGCAGTAGAAAGCATTTGTGCATACTCGATAATCATCTTGCATACATGTTTGTCACAATGCAACTTTGCAGATTCTACTGGGTCTTTGTGTAAGTAAAAAATGTTCATGCTTCTCTGTCAATATCCCACTTGATTCTTTTCTCATAGTTAGACTTCTTAAGATTGATATCTTGTTGGTCTAAATCTCTATTGAGTTTCCACTTGTATAACCATGGTGCATTCTCTCTTTCAGCGTCCATGAATATTGCATTTGTGAATCCAACAGGTATTATAACAGCCATGTGAACTATGATACTCACAACGATATCATAACCTAACCAACCCATGTAATAACTTGCAACGAATCCAAAGTATACAGACCACATTACAAACAAGACTAATGTAAAATACATTTGTAGACTTGGGTCGGGTATATGTTTAAGTGGATTGAACCTTGCGTCCATTACCACTCTCCAACAATCAACAACCCACATAGTGAACCGTTGAAAGATATTATTTCGATAATTCATAATACTATTCTATCACTCCTTTTTAATATAGTCAATATGGTTTAAAATTTGTCTTGGTCAACACCACGAGTGTTGAAGTTTCCTTTTGTTCTTCCCTCTCTGTAATTGAAAGGAACCGAGACTGCAAACGGGTCTGACAATCCTTGTCCAACCCACTTGAATTTGTTATAAACAGTAGAAGGATTTACATGGTCGTAATATCTTACAACACATGTATCATTCTCTTCTGCATAAGATTCTACTTCTTCGTAAGTTCCGTAGACCTCTTCTCCGTTATCTAGTTTTGCAAGTTCAACCATTTCTTCTATCTTGAGCTTGTCTTTTCTTTTTCTCTAGCTCCTTTTTACTAGGAACCTTTTGTTGTTGTTGAGGTTGACTCATTTTCCTATATCCTTTATATTGTTTTTTCCAATGACTTGATATGCACCTTTGTTGTATGCTGGTGCAATAGTATACTGAGAAGATATTTTTAGTTTCTCTCTTTCCCACTCTAGGTTTTTCTGGCCACCGCCACCACCTTTGAGTAATGCAGAAGGAATCTTCTCTGTCTCAGATACTTCTCTGACCACACGGTCAAAAACCTTTTGTTGT